TCAGCATTATTTGTAGTAACTTGAAATTTAATTAATTGAATTGGATATGTTTTAGTACTTTGTGTTTCAGCTAAAGTTGTTGAATCTATTGTTCTAGCCATTATAATATCTCCTGAAAATTAAAAGACCCATATTGATAATAATTAAATCCTGGACCAGGTACAATAGTTACAGGCGGTCTTCCATTTAATAACATTTTAAATTGTACAGCATTACCATAAGTAAAAGTATTACCAGATATAATAGGATTAATTGCACCAGTCATTAATTTAAAAGTTAATAAATTACCAGCTGTTGCAGTAGCATCTGCTTTAATTTGATATACTTTTGTACTTGAACTAAATTGTATAAAATCACCAGCTTTAACATTACTAGATAAATCTACATTAGCTAATTGAACATCAACTCCACTTGTATTAGCATTAACAACTGTAATTGTTAAACCAGTTTGTGCAGTTATACTTCCATTAGCAAAAGTTAAATTAATAATTGATGGTATACTAGTTGTTTTAAAATCAATACCATCTTCTAAACCTAATAATTCAGCTTCCACTTCATCATATTTTGCTTTAGTTAATAATGGTAAATTTACTTCCATAGAATAAAATGTCGGACTGCCTCTTTCTTGTCTAGCATAACCTGAATTAGATATTGATCTTCTAATTCTTGCTGATCTATTTAATGATACATCATTTGTATATTCAAATATTTTTGACATTATCTTCTCCTCATACTTAAACCGGCAGTATTTCTGGTATAGGTTTTATTAGCTCCACCAACATGTGAAGGACTTGATGTTATAACAGCTCTAATTTGATCTATTGCTCTTTGATCAACATTACCACTTACATTAATTGTATTATTATTTATTATTGAACCACCTGATTGACCTCTAGGTATAACAGTTTCTCCTGGTGTTAATAATGCAGGTATTCTATCATTATAGGGTGCACCACCTGGTACAACTCCACCTTTATTAAATCCTAAAAAAGCAAAAGGACCACTTCCGCCTCCGCCTCCACCAACAGCAGCAGTTGCAACGGCTAATGCTAATTGTTGTGCTTTTTCTGCAGTAATTTGTCTTTCAATATTAAGTTTTTTATTACCAAGAAATTCAAATAATTTTTCTATTTGTATTTCAATTATCTTTTTTATAATTGTTTCAGCTATTGTATTTAAAACACTTCTAAATAAATTTTTAGTAATTTCTAATAATGAATTACCTTGTCTTAATCCATCTAAAAGACCTGTGCTAATTGTATCTGAAATTAATTTAGCTTCAATACCAGATGCATGTAATAAATCTCTATATGTTGTTTGAGCAGCATTAGCTTTAGCTTGATCACGAATCATATCCCTATTCATGTTCATAATTCGTTCATTTAATGCAGCTAAATCTGATTGTTTTTTTAAAAATTCAGGATCACTTGCAGCACCAAAATTAGGTCTTGATCTAGGATCCCTTTCAGATCTTGGTGTAGTTCTTGTTCCTGAAAATAATTCTTTTTGTTTTCTATTTAATTTTGTGTAAGAAGCAATAACTTCATTAGCTTCCATTTTTATTGCATTAAGTTCTTCTTTTAATTTTTTAGCAGCTTCTTCTGCTTCTTTTGAAGCTTTTGGAAATATTTTTAATTTAGAAACAAAATTAAGAACAGCTAATGATGCTTCTTTCATTTTTTGTATAAAAAAATCTTTAATTGTATTTACAACTTTCATTATAGCATCATTAAATGCAATAAATGCTACAACACCTATTTGTATTGCAGTTATAACAATACCAACTACATTGGCTCTCATAGCAAGATTTAAACCGTGCATAGTAAATGTAGTTTTTTTAATAAATCCTGCTAATAAAACAAATTGTGCACCAATACCTGCTACAAATGTAGCTACTTTTAATCCAATAAATATTTTAAATGCAGTAACTAAAGCATCTATATTTGTTGATACAAATCTAATTGCACTTTCAATATTTTTAAATGCTTGTGCTAAATTAGTACCAACAGTTTTTGCTAATTCTTTTAATTGAGTATCATTTCTTTTAAAGTTACCAACTAAAGCAACTAATTGTGATTTAACACCTTCAAATAAAGGTTGAGCAGCGGCTTGTCTAAATCTAAAATAAGCATCTTGTACAAATGAAACCTGTGCTTCTAAAGTTTTTTCAAATTCTTTTGTTGCAGTAGAAAATTGTCCACCACTACCAAATACTTCAAAAAATCTTTTTCTAGTATCTTCAATTGATACTTTAGCACCAGCTTCAAAGCCTAACATTGCTCTAACACCTCTTTCCCTAAAGACGTCAGCAGCGGCTATACCACCAGCAAATGCTCTTTGAATTTGTTCAGCAGTTTGTCTAAAATCAAGACCTGTAGCTGCAGCAACATTACCTGTTATTTCTAATATTTTAGCTAATTCATTAGCATCTTTAGCAATAACAGCTAGGTTACCAGAACCAGCAGCAATAGCTTCTAGTGAGAAAGGAACTTTACCAGCAAATGTATTTAATACTTTAAATGCTTTTGCACCCTCTGTAGCCGAATTAAATAATAGTTTAAATCTTACTTGTAATGATTCAGTAAGTTGTCCTGCAGAAAATGTATCTCTTATAAATTTACCAAGACCAAAACTAACAGCAGCTAATGATGCAGCAACACCAACTTTTAAAGTTGTTCCAAGTGCTGCAAAAGTTGCTCTTGATTTAGCAGCTGCAGTTTGTAATTGTTTTAATCTTGTTGAAGCTATTTGAGCATTTCTTCCTAATTTATTTAAACCGGATTGTAATTGGTTTACTCCGTTCTGTCCCTTAACATTAGTAATTATATCTAATTTTACAGCCATTTTTCCTTATCCGTTAGTTATTTCCACAGTAACGTCATCAAAGTATTTTCTAAAAGCAGCCTCTATAAATTTAGTAGGTGCTTGTTGTGAATGTCCATTGTTAAGGAATTCTATATATGTTGTACCGTTTGTAACAATAATTTTATTTGGTTTGTCTTTTGGAACCAATAAATTTATATTAGATGTTGCAGGTGCAGTTTTTTGATTATTATATGTTTCAGTGTATCCAATATACCAGCTATTTCTAGCTTGACCAGTGTCAACTGGAGTTGTTAATTTTACTTCAGCAAAAGCTTTTAATGCTCTTGATCTAAGTTCCTGTTCAATTGCTTTATTAATATCTTTTTGAAGATCTTTAGCAGCAGTTGTTAGACCAATCGTAGTTATTGCCATTATATTAATTTACCTTTGTTTATACCTTTTTTAATAATATATCTTTGTGTACCATTGGCACCAATATTTACTTCTTTTTTAAGGTTTCTAGATAATTCTTTTTGTTTTAAATTTTTTTTGGCAATATTACTATATTCAGTTAATTTTTTTATATCTCTCATAATTGCCTTCCAAGTGGGCAGTTTACACCGCCCCACTATTAATCAGATCTTTTAGCTATACTTTTTAATTTATTAAAACCAGCTTCTAATTTTAGATCCTTTTGTGTATCATTATCTCTCATTACTTTTAACGAAGGAAATAATTCATTTACTCTAAGAGGTTTAGTACCTTGGTAAGTAGTTTGAGCTAATATAGCAGACCTATGATCATCTCGCCAACCGTATGGTCTTTCATTAAAATATTTTATCCAGCCCATATATTCTTTACTGGACATATTATAAATAATATCTAATGTAACACCTAATTGATGAGCTAATTCATATTCTGCTAACTCTTCTTCCCCAATGCACCACCTTTATCATCTGATGCAGCTAAACCATTATATACAAGAATTTCTTGTGATAATTCAGTTAATGCTTTAATTGGAAAGTCTTCAAATTCTGAATCTTTCATATTTTCAGCCCCAACTATAGTTTGTCTAAATATAGCACTTAAAGTTTTTAAACCAGCAACATCATCAGTTTTATTTACATCTAAAACTTTTTGTAAGTCTTTAATGCCTTTAACTGTCAGTTGTTTGATCTCCACTTCCTGTTTCAGAAATGGTATTTTCTTCGTTAATTCTATTATTCTTATGTGTTTCATCTTTTATTTCCTCTAAAGGTTTTATATATAAATGTTTATTATTCGATTCAAAGTCTTCCATTATTTTTCTAATTTTATGTAACACATCTAGTGTTTCAAAGACTTCTTGTTTATTATCTACATCTTTTAATCTATCATAAGTTTTTCTTATGGATGTATCTATAGATTTTTTTATGTGTAAAGAAGTTATTCTTAATACATAATATTTATTAAATGGTTTATTGTCCATGATTTTTATCCTATACAATTTAATTAAGCTGGGCAATTAAGCCCAGCCTAAAATTTTTTATTATGCGTCAGCAAACGGACCAGTATAGTCAGTTGAAGTACTCAAAGTCAAAGTTGCCTGATTTGAATCAGTCAAATTTGGAGCCACTTCAAAAGAAGCTATTTGTCCTTTTACGTAAAATGCAGCATTATCACCAGTAGATGCGTTTTTAACATCTAGTTGAAATACATATGTTAATCCATCTTGAACTAACGCTTGAATTGGATTATGCACACTTGGTACATAATTAAGCGTAAATTCTAAAGTTGGAGCATCAGATTGTCCTTGGATTTGTCCACTTACAGATTGTCCGTAGTTTGGTACGTTAACAATGTTAGCGGGTTTACCAAATGAAGGAAATTCTCTGATGTTAGTAACTTCAGTATTACCTGCAAAATCTCCACCACCAGCTATAAAAGCTTGGTGTGTTGAATCACTTGTTGGTAATGTGTAGCTACTATCAGCTTTGTATTTTAGTTTTGTGAAAATACCAGCACCTATATTCGAAATTAGAGCCATTTTTGTTTTCTTCCTTTATATTATTTTTGGTTAAATTGATTTGAAATTAACAGTATAATTCACGTTAAATAAACCTGAATCTTTTGTATCAATTCCAATGTTTGTTATAAAGCTATTAGTTGTTTGTAGATATCCAGAGATTACTTCTTGATCTAATAAAGTTTTTAATATATCAGCAATTTCATATGCACGTTTCATACCTTGTCCACTAGGAACAAATATTTGACATACAATTTGACCATTTGCTATTACATCTTTAAAAGCTAATTCTGAAGAAAATGGTAATACAGAAACCCGTATCCATTCATCAGCATCTATTTCCCCTTGATAATTCGCAGGAAAAGCTTTTATATTATTAGATGTCCAAGCGGTAGAAGCGAATAAACCTTCAACAGCTGTTAATAATTGAGATATTGTAGCCATTATGATTCCCTTCCAACAATTAAATTGATAACATAATTATTATCTTCAAAACTATTTATTTTCCAATTTTTACCTCTAAGTACAACAATGTCGTAATTATCGATATTTTTAGAATCTAAATTAGCTGAGTCAATCATTATTTTACATTCTAACCTAGGTTTATCATCATTAGTTCTATATTGACTTTCAATTACAGCTTTAACAGTAATTGGTGCATCAGTATTTTCACTAATAGATTGTGTAGCAAAATTATAACCATCTACTTTATTATTTGTAAATGTTATATCTTCAGCTATATCACCTATAGTATTAAATGCCATTTTTACATTATCTTGAATTAGTTTATGATAACCCATTAGGCACCTCCACTAACTTTAACTCCCCTATTTGTGCTCATAGCAGCTGGATCTTCATATTTAGCAATTAATTTTTGAATTTGATCAGGTAATTGTTTAAAATTACTTAATCCAGATCCTAAATCAAAAGTTAAAGAAACAGAGCCAACAGATAAATCTTTCAATCTAGGTGAACCAGATGATTGGTCTTCTATTGTGCTCATATTTTTGATCAGATGCAAAGCAAGTTCATAGGTCGCTTTTTTGATATCTTCAGGAAAAGTTCCATAACTTGTTGTACTTCTATCATCTTCTAAAGTTTCATATCCACCGGATTTACTATCCCAGTAGGTAATATCTCTAGGCCATGATAAAGGGTATGAGGTAGTTGGCACAGCTTCACCACCCCAATCCAAGTCATCGAGAATTCCTGTGGCTGTTACTAAAGCTCGTTCAACAGTTTCATCTGTTGCACTATCCCAAGAACTTTGGTTAAGTCTATCATAGAAATAACTTTCTGCTTCTGTTATAGTTACAAATGAATTGATTCCTTTTTGTAAAGCCATTATTTTTCTCCGTATCTAATAGTTATAATATTAACCGTGATAAATTGGGAATAAACCAATTTGGTTAACGTTAGTAGCATGTACTGTCCAACCTGCAGCAGTTGCAAGATCAGCATTTGCAGGATATGCAGTTGCACTTCCAGCCCATGAGAATCCTTTTGGATGCATAATATTGCCCCATCTAGATAACACAGTTACTAATCCACCACCATTACCGGCTAGTTCATTTCTTTCAATTGCAGTAGGATTAACTTGTGCAATATCGCTATAATGAACAGCACCTGCTTTAGCTAAGAAAGAAACTTTAATAGTTGCAGGTAAGTTAGCAGTTAATGATTGGTTGTTGATAATAAGTCTAATTTTTCCACCTAAAATAGTAGAGAAATTGAAATTACCGTCTACAACTGGAGCAACATCAAGAACGTTTTCTTTTCTCATAATGTTGTAAGTTTCAGTAGTTACTACTAAATAATAGAAAGGCTCTTCAAATTCACCTTTAATTTCAGTAATAGCATCTAATAGTGTGTCAAAGAAAGTACTTCTTGATTGACTAGCACCAGTAGAATTAGCAAATAACGGATTTGGCACATCACTAGCATTTGAACCAGTGTAAAAACCAAAAGTACCAACTTTAGTAGGAGCATCAGATGTTCCAATTGCAGTTGCACCAAAGATTTTATCAGCAACACCATTAAGAATAGATCTTAATTGTAGATCTTCTCTTCTTGCTCTAACTGAAGCAAATTGAGATCCTAAATATGCTAAACCGTCAACTTTTGAAATTAATTTCTGAACTGACATTTCTTGTGCAGCGATATGATCAATATTTTTGATATATACTGCTGATTTGTTTGATACTGCCATTTCATTTAGATTTGTATTTCCAGCAGTTTCGTCCTGTTTATGAAAAGTAGTTGGATCACTAAAATCTAACCATCTTAACGTACCAGTGTAATTTTCTCCTGAATCATTGATTCTTGCGTCAGAACCAACCAAAGCAGTCGATGTTAATAACGCAGCATCAGCTCTTCCCGCTTGTTCGTAAGCAGAAATTGCTCTTGCAATGTTATTAAAATTTGAACTTGTTACAGCCATTGTTTTATTTTCCTTTTATTATTTAATGCACATTTGTGCGGTTATTATTATAAAAGATAGTCTTAATCAGACCAATCTCCGTCAACTTTAATTTGCCCTTTGCTAATAGCATTAAGCATTTCATCAGATGACATATCTTTTATAGATGTAACAGGATTAATTCCTGTACTTGGTTTGGCTGGAGTTATTCCAGTTCCCATATTCGCTTTAACAGAAAATAAAAATGAATTATTATCATCTTTAGCATAATTTGACACAGTCTCATTAATACTAATTCCGTTTTCATTCACCCAATTTCCTAAAGCGTCTTTTTTTAAACTTTTTACAATATCTGAATAGGCCATATTAGCGGCTTTTTCTGATTTAAAGTTTAAAGCATTAAGCTGAGTACGCACGGCATTATCTCTGCTCAATTCTGTGTTCTTTTGTTCATATGCCTCAAGTTTAGCATTAACTTCATTTAGTTTTATTTGCATAGCTTCAGAATGTTTACCTTGTTGTTCAAGGCTAGAAATTTCAGCTTGTCTTTTCTCTACTTTAATTTTTTCAATTTGACCTAAAGCTTCATCTCTTTCTTTATATGCATTATCTAAATTTACTTTAATATTAGATATAGCTTTTGAAACTTCATCATCAACCATTTGTTTTATATCTGGTTGTTTAGTTTCATTTACTTTTTCTTCTTTTACTTGAGTATTATTTTCAATGTTTTCTGACATTATTTTTCCTTTGGACACGGCCTTAGTTATATTTTAATTTAAAACAAAAGATTAATTTGATAATTCTTCTAATTGTTTTAACGAAATTAATTTACCATCTTTATTAGAAAATTGAGAAAATTTAACTTTTCCAGAATTAAATAAAGTAACTCTTTTTTGGTTTCCTAATACAGCCAGTTTAACTTCATTCGGTTGGCTTGATAACCATTCCGGATAAGTTGTTTTACCTGGTACTTGACCATTGATAGAGGCACGACGACTATCAGATAATCCAGCAATTTTTCGTTTTTGTAATCTATTATTATTTGTATTTAATAATTGATTAGCACTTTTTATTACAGGTATAGTTGTTGATCTACAATTAAAATGTTGTGGTGGTTGTGGTGCATTTTTATTACTTAATGAATAAACTTTACCATCTAATCTTCCACAAATTAAACTAGTTCTACTATCCAAGGTAGCCACATATTGGTAACCTTGAACAACATCATCATTTAATTTATATGTTGTATTTGATACAAAATTAGATGTTTCAGTTATTGCAGTTCTTGTTAATGTTTTTAATTGTACAGTAGAAGCAGCTAATCCGCTTTTACCTACATCTTGAGCTATATTTATCATAGCTTTATTTTGAGTCATTCCATTTTTGACTATACCTTTTATTTTTCTTTGTTCTAAAATACTTATTGATGCTAATTGTTGACTATATGTTCCATTGGATTTTATAATCAAATCATTAATTTTTAAAGTATCTTTTACACCTTTAGCTTTATAAATATTATTTAAAGATCTAGCAAATATACTTTTATAAAATCTAGCACTAACTCCAACTAGTTTATTTAATTCACTAATACCATCTTTATATATTTTTTTATAAGTTAAACGAATTTCAGTATTTAATTTTCTAGTTAAAGCATTTATATTTGCTGTACCAGATAATGCTACAATTCGTTGTAACCTTATTTTGTGTGACGCTAAAATTTTATCAATTTCAGTATCCAATCTCTTTTCGTAAAGAGTCAATAATGCACGGTGTTTCAGCATTCTTGAATATACATCATCATTTATAGACATTTTAATTCCTAACTTGTACCATTTTCATAAGTTTTATCTTCTGCAATAATACTTTCTGAAATTGGTTTTATTTTAGCAAGTTCTTCATCAACAATTTTACCATGATGAAGTATTAAAATTTCAGCATTATTAACATCAATTTGTAATCTTGCTTTATTAGTTTTTTGTGTTGATAAAGCAATTAAACTATTTCTCATTGTTTCGTTTAATTCATTTTCATAATAATTTTTATTATTAATAGTTATTGTTCTATTTTCTTCTTTTTTATTATTTAATATCATATTATCTTCTTCTTTTCCTTCTTATTGTCATTTTTCTTTTTCTTTGTGCTCTTACTTGGCAACAACATCTAGACATTTTATCTTCTCCTCTTTTTCATTTTTATACAAGAGTTACCTTTACCTCTTCGGTAGCCTTTCCAACAAGCTTTTCCAGCACTACCTTTTTTCTTTTTATAAGCCATTATTTGCCTTTACGTTTAGCAGCCAATATTTTATCTCTTAAAGCTTTTGGAAGCTTCATTTGTTTTGCAGTAAGTTTAACTTTACTTGAACTTTTCTTAACGCTACTTTTTCTTTTATAAGCCATTTTATTTACCATTTCTTGCAAGACCAATATCTTGCCTTTGTTTTTGGACCAGGACTAGCACAGTTATGTCTTGCTCTAAAACTAGCTCTAGCTCCAGGGTTGTTTTTTCTTATTCTCATAGTTTTTTGACCAGCTTTTTTAGCTGATGTACCACCATGACCGAAATTAACTTTTACAACATTACCTTTGTCATTTTTAACATAAACTTTAAATTTTTTTACATCTCCACGCATTGGTTTGTTCAAAGTTACTTTTCTACCTTGATATTCTGCCATAATTAAATGTCCTTACCGGGTTCTTCTATACATGTAAATTTTGTCATCATTTGATATTCATTCATTTGTTCAACTGAATAATTTTTTAACAAAATTTCAGATTGTTCATATCCTGAAAATATACATTCATTCCAATTTTTATATTTAATAGGTTGTATAATAGGCGGGCCACATTGTTGTGCAATAGCAGTACAAATATAAATAGTTAATATAAATTTCATATTAACCCCACAAATTTCCAGTCATAGAACCTTTATTATATTCAGTAGCTCTATTTTCAAAGAAATTAGTATGTTCAACACCATTAATTACCCAATCAAGCCAACTTAATGGGTTGTCTTTTACTTTATAATTTGGTTTTAAAGATAATTGTAGTAATCTTCTATCTGCAATATATCTTATATATTTTTTAACATCTTCAGGTTTTAAACCTCTAATTCCGCCCATTTCAAAAGCTAAGTCAATAAATTTATCTTCTAAATCTACCATATCCCGGGCCGTTTGATATAATTCAGCTTTAAAAGTTTCTGTCCAAACTTGTGGATTTTCTTTTATTAATGTATGAAATAATTTAATCATAGATTCAACATGATGTGTTTCATCTCTAATTGACCAAGTAACTATTTGGCACATCCCCTTCATTCTTCCAAATCTTTGAAAATTTAAAAGCATTACAAATGATGCAAATAATTGTAAGCCTTCTCCAAATGCAGAAAAACAAGCAATATCTTTTATTAAGCCATCAACACCTTTGCCTTTAGGTTTAAATAAATAAGCATGCTTATCTGCCATTTCTTTATATTCTTGAAATGCTTTAAAATTAGTTAATTGTGTTTCACCAATAGTATCATTTAATAATGAATAACTATGTGCATGATTAGATTCAGATGCAACAAAAGATCCTAACATCATTCTAACTTCAGGTGGTTTAAATTTTGGAATATATCTATCTAAATAAGCTTGTGCTATATCTACATCACCTTGAGTAAAAAATTTTAATATTTGAGATATTAAATTTTTTTCTTCTTCAGTTAATCTTTCATTCCAATCTCTTACATCTTCATGTAAAGGAACCTCACTAGGAAGCCAATGCATCTTCTGCATTGTATCATATGCTTCAAACGCCCATTCATATTCGAAAGGTTTATAATAATTTCTAGTATCAAATAAACTCATTTTTTTCCTTTGTTATCCCTCACAAGCTAAACAAGCATCTGCTTCAGGTATTATTGTTCTTTCAACTTTTTTACTTACAAGTTCAGCACGTTTAATTGCTTCACTTCTACAATAATATAAAGTTTTTAATTTTTTCTTCCATGCTAACATATGTATATCATGTAATTCTTTTATATTTACATCAGCAGGTACAAATACATTTAATGATTGACCTTGACAAATATGTTCTTGTCTATCAGCTGCATGTTCAATCACCCATGCTTGATTAATTTCAATTGATGTTTTAAATACATCTTTTTCATAATCAGATAATTCTTTTATGTGTAAAACTGAACCCCTATTAGCTAAAATTGTAGTCCAAGTTTTTTCATTATTTAAATCTTTTGATTCTAATAATTTTTCTAAAAATTTATTTTTAACTAAAAAAGAACCTGACATAGTTTTTTGTACATAAGCATTAGCTCTAAATGGTTCAATACTTGGAGAAGTAGTTCCACAAATAATTGAACTTGAAGCATTAGGAGCAACAGCAAGTAAATGAGCATTTCTCATTCCAGTACCTTCCATATCCGGAGCTTCACCTCTTTTTATAGCTAATCTTTGAGATTCTTTTACAGCTTCATCTTTTATGTGTTTAAAAATTATTTTATTTTTAGATTTAGCCATAACAGATTCAAATGGAATATTATTTTTTTGTAAATAAGCATGAAAACCCATTGCACCTAATCCAATAGATCTTTCTTGAGTTGCACTAAATTTTGCTCTAAATACACTATCAGGAGCATTATCTATAAAACTTTGTAATACATTATCTAAAAATCTAACAATATCAGAAATAAATAATTTATCATTTTTCCATTCATCATATTTTTCTAAATTAACAGAAGATAAACAACAAACAGCTGTTCTATCTTCATCAGTAGGTAATGTAATTTCAGTACATAAATTTGAATGTTTAACTGATAATCCTAATTTCTTTTGTTGTTCAGGCAATGCATCATTAATATGATCAATGTAGCAAATATATGGCTCACCAGTAGCAACTCTATTTTCTAATATTTTTTGCCACAAGTCTCTAGCTGAGACCTTTTTTACAATTTGTTTTGTATGAGGATCAATTAAGTTCCAAGTATCATCATAGGTAGGCTCTTGAATACATTTATCAATAAGTTCCATAAAATCATTACTAATATTAATACCGTGATGTAAATTAAGACATTTTCTATGTATATCACCACCTGATGGTTTTCTTATATCTAAAAATTCTAATATTTCTGGATGTGATATATCCATATATGCGGCATAACTACCTCTTCTAGTTTTACCTTGACTAAATGCCATAATTTCTGAATCTACAACTTTTAAAAAAGGAACAGAACCTGATGATTGAGATCCACCTGATGTTTTAGTTCCATCAGATCTAATATGACCCCAATATCCACCAATACCACCACCAATAGATGTTAACCAAGCATTTTCAGTATAATGACCAGTTAATCCTTCTCTACTATCTGCAACATAATTTAAAAAACATGAAATTGGCATACCTCGCTCTGTGCCACCATTACTTAATATCGGCGTTGAATACATAAACCATAATTTAGATGAATAATCATAAATTCTTTGTGCCATTTCGTCATTATCAGAAAAAGCTTTCGCCGCTCTTAAAAATGCTTCTTGGGGACTATTTTCTTCTGGTAGTAAATACCTGTCCTTTAATGTAGTTTTACCGAAATCTGTCAGTAAATTATCTCTATCTTCTATTATCATTATTTATATACCTTTGCCTATTTAAATTAATACTACTGCTTTTGCAGTTAATATTGTTATTGATATTAAGTACATTATTAAACTTATGTACAATATGTATTTCATTATTCTAATATTAGTTTCCTTATTGATTTTGAACCATCAATGTTTGATTCGGTTTCAGCTTTTGATTTTATACATTGATATTCAACATTATCATCTATTATTCTTGAAGCAATTCTTTTTCCTTTAAGACATTCAGACATAGATAATTGGATTCTATGCTCTTTTATTTCATTATTTACTATCATCAAAAGCGCTATGACAGTTTCAATCATTTTAATGTGTTCCGTTTTTTCTAACCTTTTCTTTTAATTTTTCAATATCATCCAAGGCTTTTTCTAATTGTGTTTTTAAAAATTCAATATTGACCTTATTGGTCATATTTTGTTCTTGTGTTTTAATTAATTTTTCTACATCAGCAAACAAACTTTCAATTAACATAAATTGTTCTTGATCTGTTGGCTTTTGTTCAGACTTTTTTAATAAATCTGCTTGAAATAATTCTCTACTAGTTTCTAAACTTGTTAGTCTAGCTGTAACTTCTGTATATGCAAATACACCCATTGCAACTGCCGCAATTATTGCTAACATATTTTTCATTGGCATAGCAATGCTTGTATTTTCAGATATTTTCATTTATTTTTTTCTTTTCTTCCTTTTACAAGAAGGACATTTATTCTTTCTAATTTCTTGGTTTAATTTATTAGTCCATAATACTCTAAAAAATGGTTGAACAACCCCAACGGCTATTGCACCAACTAATATAGCAATCATAGACTGTGTAGTTATGCCTGCGGTTACACCAAATAAACCAGCAGTTACTACAGTTTCATTATTAATCATTTTTCCATAAATTCCTTTTCATAATCCGTTAAAATGTCCTCCTTGCCATGCAGCAAAGAGGAACATTAAAATTAAGATTATTGAATTAAATTGCCACCATTTCATAGTAGCCTCCTCAATTATTCTTCGGTAGTACTATTACCTTGAATAACATTTAATTCTTGTTGATATTGTTCTCTAGGAGAAACTATTTTATCATCATTAGATATTTCATCATTACCTTTAGTATCATCATAATCTGTAGGAATTGCATCATTATTTTTAGCAACTTCTAAGAATGTTGATCTTGGAATTAATCCATTTTGATACCATTCAGTAATTAATCTCATCCAATCACTACCTCTTGGTGTAGCATTAAAGTCAGATGATAAATTGAACCTTATATTTTGTTCAGTTATGTTAATATCATATCTCCAATTTATGAGATATTTTATAATTTTTTTCATGCTTTCAGATATTTTAGCATTTAAACTTGCTAAAGCAGCATTTTGTGAAGCATTTCTTAAGCTTAAGGCAACACCGGAAGAATCCGAATTGTTAGGTTCTAAACTTAACATTTTTACACCAATTCTTGTTAATTCATCATAACCACCTTTAATGGCAGCTTCCATATCAGAAAGAGCATTAGTTGGTGTTTGTAATGTTTCAACAGTATCATCTTTATTAACAAATAACCAAGTACCTAAACCTTGCTTAACAAGATCAGATTTTTCAGATTCTGTTAATGAATCAGATTTAACAACCGGAGTATAAGTTGCACTTAAATATAATAAATGGTTTCTTCTTGAAATTTTATTATATAAAGCTATTTCTCTATTAACAATGGCAGTCATTAATGGATCAACTGTTTCAATTGAACCATTTAAAGGAAAGAACGGTATAAAATCCATTCTTTCGCCATTAATAAATAAATTTTCGTTTGTACCTTGTAAAATCCAGTCATCTGTTAATTGATCAAATGTATAATCAACTCCGCCATCAATAAATGTTGGTGTATCAGATGTATTTCTAATAAATGTATCAATTACATATAAACCCTGCTCATTTAATTTGTGCACTTGTACAGTGTCAACATATTTTGGATGATAAGGACTATTTGGATCATATTCAAGTACAAAATATCTAGTAATTAAACTATCTAGTTTGACTTGGCCTTTCATATCAGTAGCTGTTGACCAGTTAACAATATTTTCAGCATGATGCAATAATGGATAAGGCTTAACTTGTTTTCTATCTTCTGGTGATAAACTTTCTAAATCAATTGTTGGATAATCAATTTGTATAAAAGCTCTTGATGTTTGTAATTCTTCCCATAAAGCAGTAGATAAAAATGATATTAAGTTACTTTTGTCAGAACCTACATCATCTAATATCCATTGCTTAGCTCCTTCTGGAGCCCCGTCAATTTCTAATAATGGTTGTTTTCTTAATAAACCACCAATAATCATTTTAACAAATTCTGAAGATACGCCCGGTACTTCAGCTTCTGCTTTATAAAAATCATATTGTTCTTGTGTCATTGTTGGGTTAAACGGAAGCAACAAGTTATCACTTGAAGGCACAGAATCATAATCCTTAGTATAAGATGGACCTTGGATCAAAGCTCTGTTTCGTTTCCATTCGTTTATTTGACTCAGGTATTCATCATTTGGATATCCTGGGCCTTTGGCAGTCGATGAGGATTTAACTATCGAACTGTTTTTATATGTAATTGCCATTTGTGTTTTCCTAAACTTTAGAATGAACCAAAACGTTTGGCTCGGTTAATTAAAATAATTTTTGATTTGGCCGATCCAAGATCAAAAGAAATTGGTGTTCGTCAAAGTGCGATTGGCCACACAGCCCGACGCCAAAAGAGGGATCTAGTCCCCCTCACGCCTAGCACGCCCCGAGCC